GGCCAGGAAGGGGACCCCCACCTAGAGAAAAGGTGATTCGCTGGAAGCAGCGCCCCGAATTGATTGTCGTCCGTTGGAATACTTTCTTTCTAACCCCAAGGCTTATTCGTTTCCCCCAAGAGGGAGATTTGTGTTGACCTTGGATAGTAAAGATAAGGGAGTATTTATAAGAGCATCCAGCTCTTTACGCCAAAGATGACTTATATGGCATAACACGTAGTTGTAGACCGGTTAGGGTTGTCCAACCTACAGCGGCGGCCACCGTGACCCAGCACGGGCGAAGAATATTCACCCAAGTGTCGGTCCATGCGGAGGTCGCTGTAGCATTGGGCAAAGCTGCCGACGCGCCTACCTGGTTCCCATCTGCCGCAGAGGCAAATGTGAAATCCAGTCCATTCGTGGTCAGTCCGGTTCCCGCGACACCACCTTGTAGCAAATACTGACCAGCGCGGAGGAATTTCATCTGAGTCGAAGACTCAGCTCCAATTACCATCTGCGCTGATCCATTCACCACAGTCGCCCCTGTACCAAGAGGGTTTGCCTTATCAATGGCAGCCCCCCCAGTCAGTTTGGCAGAGTCGCCATAAGCGACGGTAGTGTCCATACTGGGAGTACGGAGAATGACTTCATAATCAACCCAAATTGAACCAAATGTGCCATTAAAGGCATTGCCTGTAGTGGCAACATAGATACAAAGGGCGTCATAAAGCTTCATGTCGACATCGTCGATATCCTCCGAACGGATAATCCTTTCACGCACCAACTTTTGAAGAAGGGCGGGATCACAGTCCATTCTGGCAGGTTGCCAGAGGGGAGTGTGAATCGCTCCTGGATAGGAGGAAAGGCCTATCACATCCGTGGGGGGATAGTCTGACACATCATAGTCTGGAGCCAAGATCAGCTTACCATCCGTCGCGGAGCTGCACATGGGCGCATACTCAAAACTGAGTCGCGTGAATGTGTAGGATTCGAAGCGGTTGGCAATCTGGCTTAGCCAAGGACAAAATGAGTACAGACCAGGATTAGCCTCACGATAGTGGATATGTAGGTCATTAGCAACCGTATCAACGTCCATCAAATATTCACGATGACGGATAACAATGTTACCGTTTTTAGTGGAGATTTGAGGATGGGTTGATTTAACCAATTTTGCAACTGCGACTGGAACCGAGGATTCTTTAATCTCCTCCCAGCCTCCGTATTTTGCCTTAAATTGTTTATTTTGTTTTGATGTCTTTTTTGGCATTTTGGTTATTTATTTTAGTTTGGTTGTATGGCATCCCTGACCAAATTACAGGGACTGTTCATCTACACCTAACCCCCAAAAGGGAAGCGCCGTGCAGTCTCTCGGCATTCTGTTTAGCTCGACAATTTCATTCTCTTGCGAGAACTCTCGACCGAATGGTCAACGATTTGGGCTATTACAGGTGTAAACGCCATTCGGGTGCTACCCGCCATGCCCCAGGAATAATTGATCCAGGGAGTGGGTTTGGACTGTACGAGGTAGGGAAAACGCAGAGGATGTAGGGGAGGACAGGGTGCGCGAAACGTTGGAACCGGAAACCGGTTCCAATATTTTACGAAACCCGCTTCTCCTACAGGCTTCAGCGATCGGATTACCGAGAGCTGACGCGGGAAGTGTTCCCGCTCCTCATGAGCATGCCCATGCATCCATTGTCGCACATATTCCATTCGCTGAGCCCACCGATCCAGGTTATCAGCCTGGTCAGGGACCGAAGAGGACCAAGTCCCTCGAGGGACCAGGTCCTTGAACTCCTTAGGCGGTGGAATAACCCCCCTAACCCTATATAAAGATAGGGTAGGCTCCCTAATGAACCGAGCGGCCATACGTCGCTGAACGTGGGAAACAGACCAGGAATTCGGAGCGAGAACAGGACTCAAACCGTACCCTCCCAAATGAACAGGAAGGTACCAATTTGGTACAAATTTCCCCCTTCTTTTCCAACGCTGCATAATTTTTGGTATTACACAACGAGTCCAAGGTAGCGAAGCCACCATGTCTCCCGCGACAGCCGCTATCTGTGTTGGTAAAGCTTGCGAAGATCCCGACTTCAAACAGTGTCCCTGAATGAGACGCTGATTAAGATAGTCACATCTACGGACATGACCATGGGAAATTCGGAATAGCTGACTATTAATGAGGGCGTGGGTACGAGATACATAATTCTTACCCGGGGAGAATTGGAATCCAACCTCCGTAACAACGTTACAGAAGATTTCATACAACCTCCGACAGCAAGGGAAAAGCATGTCGTCCCCATTTACAATTACAAGATTGAGTAAGTCTAAGGACAAGTCCCGTCGACGCTCAAACTCATAACTTCCCCATTGTGCTTCAGCGATCCAAAGGTCGCAAGCACGCCGAAAGCAAGCTAAATTAATTGTACACAGAAGAGGAAAGGAAAGCGGGTGGCCCATTAACTGGCCTTCTCCTTGTAAATTCCACCTTTCCTCTCTCGCAGTTGTCCCATCCGGGTTCTCAACCCGGGGATAGAACACCCGTCCCTGACTGAATGAGACCTGCGCCCATCCACGCATTGGTAAGGATAGACCTTCACAGGCAGCCATAGTAGCCGCCCGCTTTAGTTTATCCGTAGCTGAGGAATAATCCACTGAAGCCCAGAGATCAAACTCTGGGGGTCGGCGGTTTTCCAAATCCTGGACCTTTTCAGTAAGGTCCTGGGATAGCATGGTGGACACAGGGGAATTCTTCCAGGCATCAAGCATCGCCCCTTGAATGGGCTGGAGGATCGAATATAAATAACCCGATCCCTTCGAAATGATGCGATATTTGCCTGGTTCAGGAATGGCAACAACCTTAACATCAAAATTAATACCGTTCGTCTTGAGGAACTCAAGAGTTCTTTGGAACTCCTCCTCCCGAACCTTATCGACAGCCCCCGATATCTCTCTCAGACGACCTAACCCCGAAGGAATAGGTAGTTCGAGAGGAGAGAAAAGGGATTGTGCGCCAAGGTGAGCACGAGAAGCTTCAAAGCAAGCCGAACTAGTAGGACAGAACTTCACAAGATCTTGCTCCATGATGTCCGCAAAGAGCGCGTGGGAAGTCACGAAAATCTGTTTGAACATTTCGCCCCCTATCGGGGTTGGTTCAACACAGATTGACTTTTCATGCTCTTTGAGGGCATCTAGGAGACAAGGAATTGGAAGTTGCGGCCAAGACAGCTTTGCCCCCCTCTGAAGGGAGTAGATAAAGCTGTCATCTTGACGAGCAAGGCGTCGCTGCAAGTAGCGAAGACAGAAGCCCGAAAAAAGGGGCTCTGCCTGGAACGGCTTTGGATCTGGATAAGGGTTAATATCACCCACCAGTTTCCACAAAAGCCGATCAATCCAGTACTTGACGTACTTTTGCTCCAACTCCACAGCACGGTTTTGTACCCGCTGTGCGACCTTGCGCATTGATCGCACTAACCTCCCCAAATTCTTCTTCGACCACCAATCCTGATGCAGTGATTGGCGAGCGAGGAAGGGTAAGAGGAGGGAAGAGGTGATTATACGGACTGAAGGACGATATTTGCCTTCATCTGGAAAAATGCGCTTTTCCATAGACACGAGGAATGGTTGAACCGAACGTTCGGCCACCTCTCCATCCATCGTAGTCCCTTGGTAGGACCAACCAGGTCTTGCTAAGCTACGCAGAGTCGCGACCAACGACTCTGACTCGGGAGCAATGATATCTTCTTCGGAAGGTTTCAT